ATGGTCATGAGCGCATATATAGAGAGCACAGGATCAGATGACGTGGACCCTGACGAGATCTATGCTCTGATGAGTGAGCGTTTTCGAGCAGATAGGAGCGAGCGCGGAGAGCTGATCTTTCGCGCTGTGCTCGTAATATGATATAGATAGAGATCAACACTTTTGAGAGGAGAACGCTATGCTGTTCACTGATTTAGTAAAGGGCCGCAAGGCCGCACGCAACGCCAAAAAATCTAACGAGTCACGAGACGAGATCAGTGACGCGCGACTGGATGAGATCATGAGCGAGCTGTTTGGTGACGCTGATGATGACCGTGATGATGAGGCGCCTGCACCGCGTAAGGTCAAAAAAGGCGCGCGACATGACCTCGCGAAAGCGATGGAAGAGGATGATGAGGATGATCTTGATGATGATGACGAGGATCTTGAGAAGGGGATGAGTCGCCGCGAGATGATGAACAAGGTCTATTCTATGGTAGACGACCTCTCAGACTCTGAGCTTGATAAATTTCTCAGCGACCGTCAGATCAAAAAGGCGCAGGTCATGGCGATCTTTGAGCAGATGCCAACGAGCGATCTCGTGGAGCTGGTGAGCGCGCGAGACGCGAACGGTTCAGCCCCGATGACCCCTGTTCCGATGGTCGGCAAAGGTCACGGATATGATCAGATGATGATGGACAAGGGTCACGGATATGATCAAGGTATGATGAAGGGTGACGATGAGGACGAGGATCTATTCTCAGACGATGACGAGATGTAAATGAAAGCGCGGCGTGACCTCCTCAAGAGCGCGAAGGGCGCGAAGCCTCCGAAGGTTCCAGAGAAATATCTCAGCGGATTGAGCGGAGAGAAGCGCGCGAAACGTAAGCGAGAGCTTGAGCGGAGAGCCCGAGACGCATCTCAGCGCACTTATGAGCCGCTACCGAGTGATAAGGGCGCGAAGACCAAGCCCTCTAAATATTCACGGACCAAGCTCGCGAAAGAGACACGCGAGGAGATGAAGGGGAACTCAACTAAAGAGTTTCTCTCTACAGTGTCCAAGCTGACGGGGATCAAGAGATCGATCTTGAAGAAGGTCCATGAGCGAGGCGCGGCGGCGTGGGCTACGGGTCACCGTGTCGGCGCGTCACAAGTGGCATGGTCAAGAGCGCGGGTGTATTCGTTCGCGACAGGCGGCAAAACTCAAAAGACCGCAGATAAGGATCTCTGGAAACAGCATAAAGAAAACTAGAAAAGGGAAATGAAAATGAGAAGAGATTTTATTCAAGAGAAAGACGAGAGGCGAGTGTCTTATGGGGCTTTTTACTTACAGCGTAGTGTATACCCGTTTAATGACCCTCTAAATACACAGCGCTTCATCACACGTTTAAATACACTCTCTGAAGAGTGGCACAGCGCACAGCGCACAGGGTGTTTTGAACAGGTATATCTTCCCCCAATAACGACAAACACTAGGGGGCAGATGGTACGCCTTAAATCAAACCTGTCTGAGATTAAACCGCTTGGTAAGTTTTACCCTGACCTACTGAGATATAAAAGTTTTCATGGTACAGACATTTTTGTACTGAGAGATGACGCATTTATGATCTCCAGAAGGCACCCGCCTGTCATACCAGAGATCCCCGATCTACATTCAATTCCATTTAAACCACAAGATAGATCTCTATTGTTATTAATCAGTGGAGACGCTACACAAGGACACTTGGACACACAGAGACAACCTCAGTGGTTACAGGTGTACTATTACAAGAAGCGTCACAAGATATGGATAAATTTAGATAGGGGATGTTGGGTCAAAAGAATATTTGATGATCCTGATTACGCCGTAGCCCCTACATGCTGTTGTTCAGATGATCAATACCATGACATGGAGGGAGACCTTGAGGCACTTAAAGGCTACTTAGATATAGACGATGATTTCTATTTACCGTTTAAGAGACACGAGCCTCCTCGTAATTACGGCCCTTTAAGAGTTAGAGGCCCTAGTATAAGGGGCTATCCTTGTATGTGTTGTGAAGAGGAGGGGTGATCAATGGACACTGAACAGTTATTAAGCACCCCGAAGGGGAGAAGGTTGCTGAGCGCGGCCTCTCCTCAGTTCTTTGATAGTTACTACTGCGGGATGAGACGAGCGGATCACCGCGACAGGTGGCTTGATCGCATGGAGACCGCGACAGTAAGAGCGCGAGAGACGGGAGTGAAGGCGAAAAACCTGATCCTCGCACCGCGTGACCACGGCAAAACAGAGGCGGCGATCACGTATGCGACCCGCGCGCTGTGTTTGGATCGTGATATCAGAATCCTGTGGATTTCAGAATCACAAGGACAAGCTGAGAAGCGCATGAGGCGCGTAAGCTCACTGTTACAATCATCGAGGATCATGGAGGACTGGGCCTCGGACCCGACCGAGGGCGCGCCTCCGTTTCAGGCTGACGGTACAAAATGGACAAATAACCTGATCTATTTAAACCGATCGAGAGAGAGTGTAGATGCATCTTTAGAGGTGATCGGCGCGGGTGGATCGGTGACAGGCGGCCACTTTGACCTGATTATCTGTGATGACATTCAGGATGATCGTAATACGTACACAGCGGGTGTGAGATCTAAGACGCGCGAGTGGTGGCGCGGTACCGTGGCGCCGATGTTATCGCGAGGTGGATCGATACTCGTGATCGGTACACGAAAGCATCACGATGACCTCTTCAGTCACCTGATCAATGACCCCACATATCGAGTCATGCACGATAAAGCGATCCCTGAATGGCCTGAGAAATATTCATTTGTCACGGACACGGACGAGAACGGGCGCGAGATCATCACGGGCGTTGATATCGAGGGTGGTGAGTGTCTGTGGCCCGAAGAGAGACCGTTAGATTATCTATTACTAGAACGTCGCGCGGTGGGCTCTCGCTTGTTCTCCAGAGAGTTTCAGAACGAGGTGCAGGATGAAAGCTCAGCCGCGTTTAGGATGGAGTGGCTAGATCGTGCGGTGGAGCGCGGAAAGCGTTATAGACTCGGAGTCATCCCGCCAGATGTAGACGATCTCGTTCAGGGGTGGGATTTCTCGCTCGTGACCGATGCACGCGGAGCAGAAGAACGAGATACAGATTTCACCGTAGGGATCACATGGGGCAGGGATTCAAAAACGGGTGATCGGTATTTGATCGACATCTTTAGAAAGCGCGGGATGAGCCCGACCGAGTTGCAAGGACGTGTGAAGGGTGAATATGCGAAACTTCGCACACCTCCGCGCGTGGTCGCTGTGGAAAAGAACGCGTTCGGGGAACTGCACTATTTAGGACTACAGAGATCGAGTGATTTACCACTCAAGGGTCACATCACACACGCGAGAAATAAAGCCGATCCGTGGGAAGGTGTACCCGCGTTAAGCGTGCTCTTTGAGAACAATAAGGTGATTTTACCGAGCGCGACAGACAGCGACCGCGAGCGCTTAGAGCCTCTGATTCATGAGCTGTACAATCTCGGTAAGGAGCGTCATGATGACACCGTGATGGCGTTATGGATCGCGGAGACGTGGCTGAGAAAGAGCGCGTTCACGTACACGATGGATTTTGGGGGCGTGGAGCTACAGGGAACCGCTGATGAGCGCTTGTTCAGCGACGATTCAGGGGATCAGATGACACACGCTCAATATTCTGATCACGCAACACAGCAGAGTCATGATATAATATGGAGTGAATTTTTACCTCACCACAGAAACGAGCACTGAGCATGTATGAGACGCATACGTTCACGACTACAGGCGGCGCGGCCCTGACGATTGAACCGAGTGATTTTAGGGGGCAACGCTTCAGCGATGGAAACCGTAACGTACAGGTGAGCGCGCGGAATCTCGCAGGGGGAACATATACAGTGTTCTATCGACCTGCGGGATCAAGTCAGTTCGTCTCTCATGTAGGGGGCGCCTCTGAGTTTGATCAGGTGATGCTTGCAGGGGTAGAGGCTCCGATCTTTGACGCGCTCAAGATCGAATTTGCGGGAGTCGGTGCGGCGCCTGCGGTCCAAACGATTCAACTCAATACATGGCCTAGAGGTCTTTGATATGGCGACATTATATAGCAGTCAAGCGATCGCTGACAGTAGCGAGAACACAAGCGGAAAAATCAGAGTTTCAACGAACTCAGAAGCCCTCGCAGGTACCAACGACACGACAGCGATGACCCCTGCAAAGGTCGCGGCGTATGTAGCCTCTGCAACGGGTACAGTGACGGGAAATCTGAGATACAAGGGCGCGTATGACGCGAGCGCAAACTCTCCAGTGTTGACGAGCGCTAAAAAGGGTGACTTTTACATCGTAAGCGTAGCGGGAACCCTCGCAGGGGTGGCGCTCAATGTGGGTGATCATATCGTGTTCAATCAAGACGCGGCGTCACCGATCACCTCCGCGATGTTTGACACCATCGATAACACCGAAACACCCGCCAGTACGACAACGGCGGGAGTGATCGAGATCGCGACAAATGCGGAAGCAGGGGCAGGTAGCGCGGGTGATAAAGCGCTTGTACCATCGAATGTCGCAAGTCTCAGTATTGCCAACACTCAAGTGACAGGGTTAGGAACCGCTTCAACAGCTTCAACGGGTACTAGTGCGGGAAATGTAGTGGTACTTGATGGATCAGCGCGATTACCTGCTGTTGATGCGAGCCAACTCACAAATCTACCAAGTGCGAGCGCGGCTACAGAGTCAAGTGCAGGTATTATTGAGATCGCGACAAATACCGAAGCAGGGGCAGGATCAGCGAGTGATAAAGCGCTTGTACCATCGAATGTCGCAAGTCTCAGTATTGCCAACACTCAAGTGACAGGGTTAGGAACAGCATCCACCGCTTCAACGGGTACTAGCGCGGGAAATGTAGTGGTACTTGATGGATCAGCGCGATTACCTGCTGTTGATGCATCGCAGTTAACCAACCTACCAAGCGCGAGCGCGGCTACAGAGTCAAGTGCAGGCATCATAGAGATCGCGACAAATACCGAAGCAGG